ACCAAAAAATCTCCACATAGCATGTGGGGTTTTATAATAAACACGACGAACAGTTATTCGTTTATCGCCTACTTTTTCAAAAAATGGAGAAGCAGTCTCTGATGCCGCCGAAGATGAAATAATACTCTGAAGATCATAGTCCGATTCATTTACAACCCGCGCAAACGACCCCGAATAGATTGGCTCAGTGCCTCCTAAGTTTGTTTCGGTACTGACTTTGTCCGAATATCGACGTAGGTACCCATAATCATAGCGCGGATATCGGAGTTCTATATTGGAACCCGAGAGGCTATCTCCGCTTTTGATTTGTCCGTCCGAATTAAAAGAAGCCGTCGTGTGCCCCAAAAAGCTAGATAGAGAGTTTTTTGATTGATGAATATTTAGAAGATAAGAATACTCCAATACCGACTCTTCGTAAGCTGCGTAAACATTCCCTTCAGTTAATTCAATATCAAGTATATCTCCGCCTAGTTTCTTATAAGTAAATGCCACCTGATCAGCCGCACCGGAAAGAAAGTCGGCCGAGTCGGCATACATTCCAAAGGGCAACGTAGCCGACACGCTGGTGGTTGAACCTGTTGCTGATAAAACGTTAGCATTGGTTGTTGAAGCAGGATTGAGTTTTGGTAGGGCCATCGATGTTCCTCGTCTTGACTAGTGGTACTACCCTAAATAGAAAGCCCCGACTCATAGAGCCGGGGCTTTCACATTTATTTGTCCTTTGTGGACTAGTTGTCTTAGCCGATAGTCATATCAGCAATAACAACTACGCCATACATATCGGGACGCACCATCTTCTTGGCGTACCGAGTCATCACGCCCTTGCGGGGCACGAAGTCTTCGACACCGAAGATAGTAGGCGTGGTCTGTAGCGGCACATAGGGAGCGTATACATATCCGCTCTCTAGGAAACTACTACCCTTACGGCCTACGAGTACAACACTACGCAGGAAGTAAGGATCGACATAAATGTCCCACTTCTTGGAAAGGCTACCAACCTTCACAGCACCAGCGGTGCCCCTGTCACTGTCAACAGCAACATTGGCACGGAAACCAGCCGTGAACTCAAGGATGTTAGCAACTTCAGGTCCGCAGACGATGAAGTTAGCACCACCCCGGAGGGTCTTGCGGTGGATCTGAGCAGAGACATCATTGATGGTCTCAATCAGAGTCTCATACCACTCGCTCACGTTACCGGTGAAGTCCGGAGCAACAGTGTTGGCTCCAACTTCGACGCCCGTAACGCGATCCAGGAACTTGCCGGGAGCGCGGGACCAGTAACGAGTACCAGCCTTAGCACCAACGACGAGGTCCTCAAGGATCTCGCGATCAATTTCAAGAGCGATCTGCTCAGATAGAATCTGAGTAAGCTCGACCTCGGCGTCAAGGTTGTGATAGGCATTTAGATCCTGTCCCAACTCTGGCGTCCACTTGGCCTTGAGCTTCTTAGTAACCGCGGTGACGGCTACACTGTCGACCTTGATGTCGATCTCGGGAATGTTGGCCTCATTTTCCAGTGCCCATGGGGTTGAACCCACGATGGCTCCTAGGGCGCGCGTACCAACATTATCAAAGTTGTCCTTTTGAGGCCAACTTATAGTATTAGCAGCAATGTCCAGGCCCGCGATCATGCCCGTAGCCAGCTGAGCACTCGTCTGAGCGCCCGAGACGCCCTTCGACCCGGTGCCGATAAACACCAGATTCCATCGAGTAGATGAGCTGATATGAGTGAGACGTCGCACTAAGCGGCCGGACCACACATCTGCTACCTCGGCGAGAAGGCCATTCCCCATAGAGTTGGAGAGCTGAATACCCACCAGATCATCAAGATTGAACTGATTAGAGTCACCCTCCAAGACGCTTCTCAAAATGCTAACAACCGAGACGAGCGTACTCCCTGAAACAAAATCAGGATCAAAGCTGCAAAGCCTATCAAGCTCGCCACCAGCACCGAAGGTGCCGTTGACAACATTCGCTGCGCTGAGGCCAAAACTGCCCATCGTCGAAGATCCGGTAGCCGAAGCATAACCGTTGTTAAGTCCGTAAGGACCAGCGCCAGCGTTAGCAGCATTTGTACCAACACCGTCAAGATTGACACCGCCGGTCAGCTGTTCACCAACCACGCCACCACCGAAGAGTGATTTACCGGCTGTGTATCCCAAACGACTAGTCTGGGTAGCGCCTGCACCAATCTCGGCGGAAACCGTGAAATCAAGGAAGAAGATGAGGCCCGAGGGCAAGCTCATCGGCTGAACACTTACAAGATCATTAGCAATTAGGTTGCCGAATACACGACGAACCAGAGGGAATGCGACAGCCGCAAAGCCCTCGACGTCGCCACCCTTCATGGTGGACGACTCACGGAGTAGCTCACGAGCCTGGTTCTCAAGCAAGCTGGCCATTCCGTTTCGAAGATGATCGTGCTCTAGACCCTCAAGAAGGCCGGTCTTTTCCCACTTGGAAATAAGAGCCGCGCCGTCCTTAGATAGGTCGCGATTAACGATACCTTCGGTTAACTTTTCTACAATAGACATTTTTATATAACCTCCTAGTATGTTTTATTGTTTTAAACCTGCCAAACGTAACATTCGATCCATATTTGGATCAACAGTAGTAGAAGCATCATAATCATTGCCCCTATTTGAACCTAGAAGCATCGTAGTTGTAGGTCTGCTAACAGCTTCGCGAAGTGATTCTGTGCGGCGGTTCTTGCGAACGCCCACTGCGCTTTGAAGTGTATCAAACAACATCTTCGTCTCTTCTACTGAACTGGCGTTACGAACAGCTTCGACAATATTTTCCTTTTGTCGCTCATTCAAGGAGGCGCTATTCAAAGCCTTATTTTGATACAGAAGTTTGGCGTTTTCTAGTATCAAAATGTTTAATTGATCCTTTGCTTCTCCAAGCAAAGATTTTAAATCACCGACCTCAGATCTAAGGTCTGATAGTCGTGATTCATAAAGTTTTAGATATTTTTCTTTTTCGGCGGTTACTTCTTCAGATTCTGCTGCAGCCGCCGCTTCTTCGTCTGCCATCTCTTCAGAGTGCTCTTGAGTTTCACCGCTGGCAACGGGAGCCCAGCCACCTAGGCGGGCCGCCACATCAACCGTAAGCTCTTCGGCAATGGCATCGATAAGATCATCAGAGATTTCTACGTCTTCTTCAAGGGCCGGAGGCGCCACAGGCTCTTCCAGGGCCGCTTCGCCCTCACCGGGCATGCCCAACTCCTCTTCGCCGCCAAAAAGCTCTTCAGCGGTCTCCTCGGAACCCATAAGCTCTTCAGCTTCGGGTCCCTCTCCGGCCTCTTCTTCAGCATGAAGGCGGGCTCTAAGATCATCAAAGTCGATCTCAATCACCTCATCGTCTTCTAGTCCTTCAATATCGGAATCCTCATGGGCTAGCGGCACGTCTTCAATAAAAGAAGCATCCTCTGCTGGCGCCGCGGGTTCGAAACCCATGCCTAGATCCATCCCTGGATCTTGCTCCAGCAAAGTATCCAATGCGGTCTTTACCTCGGTAGAATACTTCTCCAAAACAGCATTTTCGGCATTCTTGAGGGCCGCTTCTTTCAGGGCACCGGCATCAACAATAGCTTGTTCTAACAATGAAGACATAAAATCACTCCAAACTCTGACATGTAATCAAGATAAATAGTATCTAAGATGAGGAAATGACTAATAGTTGCGTATTGCTGTCCATAATAGTGCTATTCGCCCCCGCCGCCGCCTTCTTCGGACTGCTGTCTGTTATCTGTTAAAATAAACCAATACGCACCAGTACTCACCAACGTAACGCTCTGCGCGGAGCCGCTGATCTCGATTTCGTCCTGTGGGCCCGCTTGCTGGCTGGAACCCATAAACTGGCCGCCAGAGCCGGTAATCGTAAGTATCTCATCGCCCTGGTAGGTAGTCAAAATGTGATATGTTCTTCCAGTAACTCCACTAGCAGCTGGGAGAGTTACGGTTGCGGCAATGGCGCCCGTAAGGTCTGCTATGTAGTGAGT